ATCCCATAGAGTGCGAATGATGATCCAGCCGTGAAGGTGGAGCCGTTATTAGTAGTCAAAGTCATAGAGGTAACGGCGGACGTGTTAAGCCATGCTGCAGATGTCAGATCGATGCTGCCTGATCCGTTAGCATCTGCGCCACCCAATGCTCGAACGGTAGTGTTCTTTGAGGTGTTCGTATAATCGAGAATATCTGTCACACCTGCTCCGAAGACATTGGTCGCGGGTGTAGGCAAGTAAAGGTGTAGATACATGAGATTTACACTCACGCCAGCCTCAGCACTTGCAGATGATCCATCGCCTCGAAGATCGTGGCGGCTGTAGTTCGTGCCTGTATCTGCGTTAAATCGAGCCGCTAGCCATGCAATAGCCGAAGGTCTAAAGATTGACCGAACCTGTAAATGCTTATAGGTAGAAGGGATCGAGCTAAAGGTAAATGAAGTCTCACCACCTGCAGCCGTAATAGTCTGGATCGACTCATAAGAGTTAGTCGCGGCTGGGATGCCTGCATCCAGTATCGCCGCTATATTATTGAGCATTACCCAATAGCCCCGACGACGTACCAAGTATCTGTGCCAGTCTTGATGCAAGCCGCTGACTTATATTGTGCAAGGGTAGGTGCGGCCGCTACTGCGCCAGCTGAAAGGATCGTGGTAGTGCCAGATGTAACGGCTGAGATGGTGCAGACGCCAGCGCCTATGTTTAGGACTGTGAGAACTGTGCCAATAGGAAATGCTACTGAGGCGTTAGTAGGGATCTTATAGGCGATCGCTGTAGCCTTGTTCATCAGCTCGCATACCTGATAAGCATCGGCAATAACAGCCGTATAATCAACTGTATTGGCTGCGCCTACAGTAAAGGCTACTAGGCCGTTATAATCTGCGGCTGTAAAGATGTCGCCTGTTGTCGCTGGAAAGCCTTCTGCCATGATTTTCTCCTAGTATCCCATTATGGATTGTCCGATTATACCGTAAGTCGATGATCCGATGATGAAACCCTCGACTATAGGCTCAAGTGTTGTAACTGTACATTTCATTGAATTGGGAGTGATGTCCCATGCCAAGCCCTGCACCTGCAAGGTCTTAACGATTGTCGAGCCGTCTGGCTGGACGTTAGTGATCTTCAAGTTATCAAAGTAATCGAGACCGATCATCGTGTTAGTCGGTACGGCTGTATCCAATAAATCGACAGTCATAGCATCGATGCGGATTGTAGTTTCAGCTCTCGTCGCGACATAAATCTTGGCGATGTCTAAGACTTGAGCATCTGTTTGAGGGATCATGTCTGTGATTGTCGTGCCATGAGGAAAATACTTAGCCGATGATGTTGCATCTGTAGCACTCTGTGCTGTGCCGCCTATGCGTGTCATGCTGGCCTGATTGACGATGAGCTTGTCATCGAAGGCGTACTTAAGGTCTGAGTACGGAATACCAGTAGTCTGATTAAACTCAATAGGTGTAGCCGCTAGAGATCCCACGACATCGTTTCGATCCTTAAATTCTGCCGTGCCATCTGTACGGATAAAGAACGCGCCTTGCTCTGCGAACTCAGCCGCCTTGAGAGCTGCAAGGGATGTGCGAGCCGTCCCCGGATCTGCTTGGACTGTGGTCGATCCAGTATCAGTGATTCTCATTGATGTTGGAAATGAAACTTGATCTAGGATCTTTGTGATACGAGTCCCGGACGTCTGTCCTGCCGTAGCACCTGAGACGCTGGAAACGTTAGCCATCTGAAATAGTCTAAATGCATCTGAGCAGATGATATCGACGTAGCCGATTTCCTGCCCTGTTGGATAGTAATACTTATACGAATCGACATAACCTGAGAATAAAAACTCCTGCGCCGTGGCAGTAGTAGCCGCTACTCGGATCTTTCTTAATGGAGTTAAGTATCCAAAATAGGGCGAAGATGTGTTTTGAGGGTTGAAATAAGAATTAGGGTCTAAGACTCGGACTGTGCATGTGCCAGTCTCATAGGTATCTCGCATAACGTTACGGCCGCGACTGATCTTGATGGATCGAGTGACGTCACTCAGATCGACTACTGGATCAGGCACTTCAGTCGATGCGAACTGAGATACTCCGATAACGCCGTACTTAGCATCTCCGATTGTAAACGGATAACCGAAAGTAGCGCCCTGGCTAAAGTCGAAGGATACCGAAATGGTTGCAGGTAAGGCCATTAGAGAGCGACCGCTCCCTTGAATCCACCACCGCGATTTACTTGGTTGAATGATCCAGATAATGAGTCATTGATCTGGCTGTCGCGGATTGCACCACCAACTGCCTGACCATCGAGCTCGACTGTCACGTTGATACTTGGATTGACTCCAGCGATTACCCCTGCGCCTAGTCCACCCATAGGCCCATAGAATGAAGGATTCTCATACGCATTTTGCAGGCTAGGTGGCATCCAGTTTCTAAAAGGATTAGGCGCTTCTGGAGTAGCCAATAGAGCAGCGTTAAGGATCTGTTGATTTTTAACTGCATTATCTAATTGTGCAGATAACTTTGTCGCTTGCGCTTCATTCTTATCTAGTAAGGCTAATTGTAGATTTAAGGATAGTCGATCAGTTTCGCTGACCTGATTACGAAGGGCAGCCGTAATGCTAATGCGCTCAATATCTAATGTTTTGGCTGCCTTTGTTAGTGCATTCTGCTTCTTCTGAGCATCTAGTGTTTTCTTCTGCAAGGCCGCTAGTTCTTTAGCGCGCTTGGCCGCTGCCGCTTCTGCAGCTTTACGGGCTGCATCGTTAGGATCGATGTAACCTGGACCGAGTGCAGATGAAGGATATCCGCCCATCCCTGCGACGCCACGAGCTTCTTGACCAAGGCCTTTGAGATAATCCAAGGCTCTAAAGATAATAGCCGTTGATCCAAGATTTTCTCTTACTAACTTTTGATTTTTAAGTAAGAAGTCCATGCCCGGAATTGCTTTCATCTTATCAATGAGAATTGCAACGCCATAGATAGCATCTGAGACATAGGCAGCAAATTCACCCATTGAGTCCGCTAGAGGCTGAATTGTATTGCCTTCGCCTGAGAGTAACGAAAGGCTATCGACTAGACCCTTGCCGATTGTCTCCTGGGCCTCGCCTGCCGCTGTAGAAAGAATCTGCATCTTGCCTGCATAAGTCTCAAGATAGGCAGCATTAGCGCCAGTGAATTGCTTGGATAGTCTTGCTTGAACATCTGCAAAACTCATGGTCTTTAATTCGGCTTGAGATATACCTAGCGAATACTTGCGCAGTCCACGAGTCTGGCCCACATAAGCCATGCTGAGATCGTTGACTACAGTTTCATAATCGACTCCGCTGCCGCGTGAGATATCTAGGGCTTGAGTAAGCAACTCGGTTGACTTACTGACTGAGCCTGTGGTCTGCAATAACTTCTGCATTGCTGGGCGAAGTTGATTGTCTGTGACGCCAGATGCTTTAGATAACTGAGCAATAAATTGCTCGATGCGTGGAGTCTCAAATGCTAGACCAAGATTCTTGACAGATAGTGCAAGGCGTGATGCTGCCTGCTCATCGTCAATAAATGCTTTCGCAGCATTCTTAGCAAATTTCAATAATTGAGAAGCGCCGAAGGTTGCAGCTAATGTGCTGCCTAATCGCTTGACACTTTTATCCAGGGTGCTAGTTGCTTTACCAGCTTGATCAAAGGCTTTCTTACCCTTGAACTCACCGATAATCGGTATGCGTAACTCAGCCATTATTGCCTCTCGCGTTAAACTTAGCGGCAGCCGTTTCGAGCGCCTTGATTACTCCAGCCTTAGCCTTACCCTGGTCTTGGTCATAAGCCTTAAACATTGCGCGGCCTGACATTTTGGCTCGGCCTGCAAGTGTGCCTGAGAATCGTGGGCTAAAGTTGCCAGACATTCCAGACTTACGTCCAGCAGTCTCGACGATTGCACCTGCCGCTGTCTTATTGTGAATCGAGACAGTCTGCACCCAGCCTTGGCGATTAGGCTTAGTTGGAGTCAACTTGTAGCCAATGCCTCGACGTGCTTCTGCCGCATCGTACATTGGAAACTTAGCCGTCTTGACTTCATGCTTGACGAATCCAGATGGAGCCTCTGAGTTAGATGGAAGAAAGCCTCTGGCCTTTTTGACCAACGGCTTTAAGAATCCCACCATCTCTTCACGAGTCTCTTTGTCAAGATCAGGCGAGAATTGCTTGAGAGCCTTACGGAGTTGGCTAGCGCCTTTTAGCTCTGTAGGCATCGCTCTGCTCCTTCGCTCGGTCTTTCAATGCTTTCAGTAACATCTGAAGCATCGATGGATCTAAATCTATTAAAGATTGTGGAGGGATAGCCGTCTCAATGCTCAAGCGAGCAATGAGATAGTGGATGCTATCCCTGCCTAGGCCAAAGGGTCAGACTCTGCAACCTCGACACTTTTCAGAGTTTCGAGAAAGTCTGCACCGAATGGCTTGACTGTGACTCCACTTAGTCGAAGGCCTTCCCATGCAAGCCAATAGACATCTGACTGCTTTTCATCATCGCGGAACGCTTTGTGAAATCCCTTTTTAGCATATAGCTCGAACGCGTACTCCAATCGAGGTGTGATCTCGATCTCGGTAACGCTGTTGTCTGCCATCGTGACTATTAACTTTGCCATGCTGTGCCCCTTTGTTAGTTGTTTAGAATGTACCTGTTGTAGCAACTGCGATAGTACCAGAGACGTTGAATGTGAGGCACTGTGTTGAAAGATCGCCTACTGCGCCGTTGATATCTGTCGTGTTGTTGATCAGGCATGTCATTGTGTAGAGAGGGTTAGTCGCAGATACTACGGTTCCCTTTGTCTGAAGTAGAACTACTGTGACGTTAGTTCCCCATGCAGCTTGCAAGGTCGCTAGGACGTTAGCAGATGCTGTGTCGTTCAAGAAATCGATTGTGACAGATGATGCCTCAAGACCCTTGACGAACTTATGGCCAGAGTCACCCATTGCAGTAACTTCAAGCTCATCGAATGCGCGGTTAAGTGTTACTGATGTAACGTGGTCTGATAGATCGACTGAGTTTACCTTCACGCCGACGTTGTTGCTTAGAAATACAGCCATGAGATTATTCCTCGTCTTTCTTAGTAGTTACTGGCTTAGGTGTTGATGGTGCTACCTGCCCGATCTTGATCAGGAAGGCTTCTTGCTCTTTTTCCCACTCGGACATTTTAGCTCCAACTCGTTAGGACTGAGATATTGATATTGCATGTAAGTAAATCACCCGATGCGGCATTGAGTACGGCCGGAGCCGATACATCTGTCACATTGTAAGTGAATGAAGACGCCGCGAGCAGGTTCCAGACCCGAACGATGTCATCTTCAATTCCATTGAGGTTGCCTTCATTATCCAGAAGGGGAACCATGATTGATATTGTAAAGTTAGCCATTGGCGAGATCGATGCATGCCATCCGTTAGATGGTGAGATGTAAGGATCGCTAGGGCTGACTATAACGCTGTTAGGAATTACAGTAGCTGGAGGAAATGCGAATACTGAGTACTTTG